GACCCGAAGGTCATGCAAGTGGTTCGATTAGGTCAAGAACTTATATCTGCGTGTGAGAACGGTGAGTTATTTCCAGGCAACGATGACGAATCGTATGAACTATGGAATGCAGCTGTCACTGCAGGTAATAGAATGACCACATATGGTATGGTTTGGAGTAACTTCAAATCTTTAGAACAACTAGACAAGATTCAGAAGAAGGCAGTTATGCATTATCTGAACAACAAGAAGAAATGAGATTATTAGAAGTAAGTTATGGTGATGTTCGCATATTCAGTGAAAGAACATTTGGTTACAAAAGATATATCGTAGAATGGAAAGACCACACTGAGATTTTCAGTGGTTTATGGTATAAGTTAGACAAGGTCAAAGAGTTAGTGGAGGCAAGATTACATGAGAATGAGGCATGATGACGAGTTAAAACTTGCAATTATTGGTTTTATTTTAGTCGCTTTTTACGCAATTTTTGTATTATAAAGCTTGACAATGGGTACACTTTTTTGTTAGCCTTATAATATGAATGAGGAGAAAAATATGAAAAAAGACCTTAATGAACTATGTCAAAACCTTTGTGACGACTTACTGTCTGAACATTTAAAACAATACCCGAATCTTACGGAGTATTCTTACACTTACAAAGTTGCTCGTAAGTACATTAAAATTATCATGAATAGTGGAAACCAACGTTCTGTTTGGGGTTTCATTAATCGTTTCGAATTTCAAAAAGGAAATACTGGAATCACTTTCAAAGAAGGTGATGTTCTCAAAGCAGCTGGTTGGGCAACCCCAGCATTAAATGCTCCAAGGGGCAATCTCTTCAAGGGATATGCAATCCATGGAATGAGAAAGTACGGGCCTGATTATCTTATATAATCAGTGCTTGACAATGGGTATGCTTTTTTAGTATACTGGAAGAGTAGAAAAATAACTTGGAGATAATATGTTAACAAAATATGGTAAAGAAAACGAGTCAAACGTTTCAGTTTTAATCACAACTCAGTATCGTGAGAACTATGCAGCTCACAATGAGGATTATAAACATGGTGTTGACGAACCATATTGGAAGTTCAAGGGTGGTTCTCAATATGTCATAGAAAATGTAAATCTCTATGATACAGAAGGCCCTACTTTTGATGAAATCATTAAAATGGTGGAACCTATTACTACTTATTCTAATGAAGGTTCAGAGGAGTATGTTATTTCTAAAGAACTTTTTGATGATACTGAATCATTGAAACTCTATCTAACAGAGTGGGAATCACCAACTTACATTAAGATTATTGGTACTGGTTTTATTACCAGTAAGTTCGAGGACAACGAAGGTGAGTATGGATACATGAACTACAACATAAAGTCTATTCAGAAGACATGGTTACATGACAAGACTGGTGAGATAATCAAGTATTCACCAACTTACACTATGAAGTGTGGTGCGAAATTTAACAACGATAAAGATGTAATGGATTATATTAAAGGCAAGGAGGCCGCATGAATATAAATGAAATGAATAAAAAGATTGACGAGTTAGATAACAAATCTTGGGATATGGATTTGGTTATTGGAAAGGTCAATGACAAAACTAAGGAAATCAAGTATAATGATGTTCCTAGTAATATCTACATGGCAGTAGAAAATCTTGCAGAAGAAAACGGTATTAACATGGAAGACTTGGAATGGAAAATCAAAGAAGTCCGTGAGTGTGTAAACAAATTGGAATCTGCAATTTACGATTTAGTTGAACCCTTCGAAGAAAAGAAAAGGGACTTCGACAATGAGAAAGAAGAACTAGAATGCGACTTAGAGGAGTTAAGATATGCTAGTTGATGCAATACCATTTATGAATGGTATACAGAAAAAATATAAGTTTGAGAACGGTTATGGTGCAAGTGTAGTGTGTCATGACGGTTCATACGGTGGGCCTTATAAACACGATTGCGAGAACCTTTGGGAGATTGCAGTTCTTGATAATAATGGAGACATTACTTATCACACACCTGTTACACAAGATGTCATTGGACATCAAACAGAAGAGGACGTGGAAAAGGTCTTAAAAGAAATAAGTGAACTGTTACCTATTTCCGAATACCAACTAGAATTGGAATTTGGAGAAGAACATCAGTCACAATGTGATGAGGGATTATTATGACAACGCATTATGAAATCTTGTCTAAGACAAGTGGTGGAAAACTTACACCTGAAGAAGTTTACAATCTAGAAAAGTATGGTGTTAAACACCCAAGGGAGTTTGCACCCGAAGAAGAAATAACACTAAAAGAAAACGAGTGTATTTGTGGAACGATTAATTGTGATACAGAATACTCTTGTTATACATCGGGGTACTAAAATGAAACTTTTACTAATAAAAATTTTTATGGGAGTGATGATAATCGATGAATTTATTATTCTTGGTTTAATCGCAATAGGATTATTATGAAACATAAGTTTATCTATTTTATCCTAGGTGCATTCTTAGGATTTTTAACAGGTATGTTATCAATGCAGGTAAACGCATCAGATGAAAATGGTGATGCAGTTTGTCTTGCAAAAAACATTTACTTTGAAGCAGGTAATCAACCTCTCGCAGGTAAAGTCGCAGTTGCACAAGTAGTGTTAAACAGAATGGAACATAGTTCCTATCCAAAAGATGTTTGTGGTGTAGTGTATCAGGCAAAATGGATTGAGAATTGGAGAGGTAATATGGTTCCAGCCAGAAACCAGTGTCAATTCAGTTGGTTTTGTGATGGTAAATCAGACGAACCTTTAGATACGGATACTTTCTTTGATTCTTATGTAATTGCATCAGATGTTCTTATGGGTAAGTATCCTGATATTACAGAAGGTGCGACACATTACCATGCGACAAGTGTATTACCATATTGGGCAGACTCACTCAATGAGACTGTAGTTATTAACGAACATATATTTTATAAATGATTGAACTTGCAAAATTGCAAAACGGTGAATTGGTGTATGGACTTTATGAAGAGGTCGAAGATTACGCATATGAAAATGACACTTGCGTAGATAGATACCTTGACCACGTTGCACCATTCGTTGTACAAAAGAATTTCACTTATGTGGGAAAACAAATGGGTGACCCTTACTCAGTTTCCGTTCCATGGAATTACGAAAAAGGGGTTGCCGATGTTACAGATAAATGGTAGAATAGAACTATGAATTTATTTTATTTACACAATGACCCAGTAGTATCTGCAGAAATGCATTGCGATAAACACGTTGTCAAAATGATTATCGAGTATGCACAAATGTTATCTACTGCACATAGAATACTGGATGGTAAAGAATATATCAGTCAAACTTTAGGTGGTCGTAGAATCAAAAGGTGGAAATTAGAAGATTACACTATGGAAGATATGTTATACAAAGCTTCTCATATCAATCACCCTTCTACTCAATGGGTTCGTGAGAATGCAATTCAGTATCAGTATGCATATGATATGTTTACTGCATTATGTGACGAATACACTTATCGTTATGGAAAGATTCATTTGACTGATTCAAAACTCAGATATTCACTAGACCAATTACCTAAGAATATTACACTAGGTGAATGGAGTGAACCACCTCAGTGTATGCCTGCAGACGTAAAAGTCCAAGGAGACAGTATAAATGCATACCATAAATACTATGCAATCTACAAGAAAGATTTTGCGAAATGGACTGGAAGACCCGTCCCTAACTTTATGACAGCATATGCCTAGATACGATTTTTATAATGAAGAGACTGGTGAACTGGTTGAATACACAATGTCATGGCGAGACCTTGACGATTTCAAACTAAACAATCCCCATCTTAAACAACAAGTTTCTGCACCAAAAATTGTGGGTGGTGTTGGTGACCGTGTCAAAACAGATGCAGGATTTAAAGAAGTGTTATCTAACGTGGGTAAAGCATATCCAGGCTCTGAAGTGGACAAAAGATATAACGGTGTTGATATAAAGAAACAGAAAAGTATTGACGTGATTAAAAAACATATGGACATACAGTCCAAGGGAAAGAAATGAATCTCTCAATAAATGATTTAGAAAAACTTCAAGAATCTATGACTCGTGTTTCTGAAGACGGTAAAAGATATTATCAAACACCCGAAGGTAATAAGTATCCAAGTGTAACTACAGTTACAAGTCTACTCACTAAAGACCACATTAAGTTGTGGAGAAAACGAGTTGGTGAGGAAAAAGCAAATAAGATTTCTGCAGGTGCAGCTAAACGTGGTACAAGAATGCACAATATATTTGAAACATATCTTCGTGGAGAAGAACCAGTATTCTTTGATAACATTATGGAATCTTCAATGTTTGAAGCAGTTGTACCCGTACTTGACAGTATTCTTCCTATCGCTCTTGAAGCAGGTATGTACAGTGATTCGTTAGAAATGGCAGGACAAGTTGATTGTGTTGGTATATGGGACGATGAACTTTGTATTATAGATTTCAAGACTAGTGCAAAACACAAAGAGGAATATATGGCAGAACCATGGTTCCACCAAATGACTGCATATGCAATTATGGTCGAAGAACTTACAGGTGAAGTTATAGACCAAATCATAGCAGTAGTTGCTGTTGACGGTGGTTTTTGTCAAGTGTTTGGAGCAGACCCTAGAGAGTATGTCGATAAACTTTATGGTCTAAGACAACAATATCGTAATTTACATGGAGTTTAAATGATTACTAAAAAAGAATTTACAGAACAAGTAGAAAAGGTTTTACTTAAATCAAAAACAGATGTCATGGATGCAATTATATCTGTATGCGAGAAAAACAATTTAGAACCTGAGTCTGCAAAGAGATTTATTTCACAACCACTAAAAGAAAAACTAGAAGCAGAAGCGACTGGTCTTAATATGGTAAATCGTGGTAAAATAAGTAAATCGAATTTAACTAGTTTTTTCGAATAGGAGTATATTATGGAAAAAGGTGACGTAGTAACAGTTGTTGCAATCAGTGGAGAGTATGTTGGTAAACTAGTCTCTATGGAAGATGCAACTGTAGAACTTGAAAACCCAAGAATGATTCTTTCAAATCCCCAAGACGGTTCTATGGGATTTGCAAAAGGATTAGCCGCAACTGGTGAAGAGAGTCCAACTAGTGCAGTGTTTCAACAGGTAGTGTTCGTTGTTCCTTCAAATGAGAAGGTTGCAAATGCACACTTGGAAGCAACTAGTGGTCTTACACTGGTGAAAGGGTAATGACAAGTCGTGATGGATATGATGCATATACTTTATACCTTGGTATAAAACTTCACTTCCATTCCGACTCATATGACTTTATAAAATATAATGGTAAAGTCAAATCAGATATAAACTCTTTTCTAAAAAGAAAAGACAAATATCATTTTGGTAAGTTGTTTAAAAAGTATAAACAAGACCTGCAAGATTTTTATGTTGCAAACTTATCACACAAAGATTATTGGGCAGGTGACCTGTTAGATGAAGAGTGTGATAAGAGATACAAAGAGTGGAAGAAAAGGAATCAGAAACTTACATATATGTTTGAGACTGAAGTGTCCGACCTACTGAGAAAGAAACATATCAACAAAGTGTTGGAGTGTAAAAATGGTCAACACCCTATTCTTCTCAAACAGTATCTTGCGAAAAAGATTTCGTTAGAGACACTTTGTATCATGGACGATATTATTAATATGTGTGACCAAGAATGGAAACCACTAATATCGGAACAGATAGTTTATCCTGAAGTGCATAGGTTAATTAAAAAGTATAAAACATTTTTAACTTATGATTACCAAAAGTTTAGAACTACACTTATAGATTTATGTTAGAAGAAGTAACTATCCTAGGAAACGGCCCAAGTAGATTAGGATTTGAATTTAATACAGACCACCCTGTTTGGGGTTGTAATGCAATTTACAGAGATACAGATGAATGCGATTTAGTTTTTGCAGTTGATATGCCTGTACAAAAAGAGATAGTCGAATCAGGATACTACAGAGACAATAAGGTTGCATTCGCAGACATAGACCCATTACCTTTAGAACTAATAGATATGTTTACAGGTGATTTTAACAACCCTGTAATCAGTATAAAGGAAGACGACTCACATTTTATCATTCAAGGAAATGATAGTAGAACAGATTTTTTGGGATTGAAGAATCCACATTTAATAACAACATACAACGAACCAAGATTAAAAAACTTGATGACGGGAATGTCTGCATTAGGATATGCAATGACACTAGGTGTAAAAACTATCAATTTGATTGGGTTCGATGGATTAGAATTTGAAGGGGAACCTTCAAATATTTACGAAGGTAGTGATAACTATCCGACTAAATATACAACTGAGGACGCTGTTCTACAAGTTCAACGTTCTCAGTTCATAGCACTATTAGAATGGTTCTATGGAAAAGGTTCATTATATTGGAAAAACCCTCTAGACAAAGAGGACGAAATCAAGTATAATGAATTATCTTATTATGAAAGTAGTGAGAGGTGGATTCTAGGCGAAGGTCTAGAGTCTTGATACAATGCTAATACAATGCGATATAATTGTTAATAAAATAGGAGAATACAATGTCGAGTAGTTTAGATAAACTAAGAGCAGCTATGGAATCTGCTTCACCTTCTGAAGGTGCAAAAAAGTCCTATTCAGACGACACAATGTGGAAACCTGAACTAGATAAAACTGGTAATGGTTACGCAGTGATTCGTTTCTTACCAACCCCTGATGGAGAAGAGATGCCTTGGGTATCATACTTCGACCATGGTTTTCAAGGCCCTGGCGGGTGGTACATTGAGAAGTCTTTAACGACTCTTAATAAGAAAGACCCTGTAAGTGAATACAACACTTCGTTGTGGAATACTGGGATTGAAGCAAATAAAGAAATTGCGAGGAAACAAAAACGCAGACTGCATTATGTTTCTAACGTATATGTTGTTTCAGACCCTAAAAATCCTGATAACGAAGGGAAAGTGTTTAAATACAGATACGGTAAAAAAATCTTTGAGGCACTTAAAGAAGCAATCTCACCTGCATTTGAAGATGAGAAAGCAATTAATCCTTTCGACCTCAGAGACGAAGGTGCAAACTTCAAAATCAAAATTAGAAAAGTTGATGGTTATTGGAACTACGACAAATCTGAGTTTGATGCGACTGCACCATTGTTCGATAATGAACAA